CAGCTGATTAACCATAGTAGATATGTTATGTTAGTGGTCTTTATCCACTGATGGCCAACGTAGGTTGGCGATCCATCTCGCAGCTCTAAACCGCTAAAGACTCACATAAATATCCCACCCAGATGCCAGAGCACCAAACCGAGTAATCTCAGGGATGGCTCTTGGTCACGAAGGATTTTGTACTAGAATTAGGTGTGAGGGAGATCCCTCCATAGCATCGGTGTGCCATGACCAGTAAAAACTGGGTTAGAGTCATTGTTCCAACACAATGTCTGCATGTCGTTCTGCAGCGCCCACTCTGGGCCTCTTATATGATTTAATGAAGAACAAATATAAAATAATTTTCAATTTTTTATTATTGATATAACTTAAGATGTCTAATAATAAAAAACAAGAGAATTAATAAATTAATTTTTTTGTTTTTGTTTGCCTTCATTAGGGCGAGGTTGGAGTTTAGCCACTGTCCTTGTTCAGTGGGGTTCAGGTACAACGTGATTTACCTGGATTTGCCTTTATCTAAGTGCTAACTCTTGTGTAACATTTCAGTTACGTGAGTGGTTACAGGGATAGCCACAATTTACAATTAAGATCAGGTTCCCTAAAACCTGAAATGATTTTACTGTTTACTCAGTCGCCGCACTCACCAGCGCCCGCCCCTGCGCCAGAAGCGGTCAGCACCAGTCTGGTCCAACTGGTTGTCGTACTCACCGCCACCGCCGCCGCCACCGCCGCCACCGCCACCGCCACCTTCCGCCGGGTCCCATGCGTTGTCGTCCACGTGGAATTCGTGCTCACCGCTGTCGGTCGGCGCATTGGTGACAGTAAGGCGCGTGGCATCAGGGCGCATGGGGTCAGTAGACAAGCCGTTAAGGTGAGCAAGTGCCCTCTGCGCATCAAAGACCTCGGCGAACTTTACAAAGGCATAGCCGCGGTGCTGCCAAGTGTCGCAAGCAGAGTTGCTGGGCTGCCCAGTGTTGCGATCCACGGGCATGGTGAACTTGCACTGTCCGTACTCCTTAAACAGTCTGCTGAGTACACTTGCGGGCAGCTCGGGGGAGATGTTGGTCACGCGGAGCGTGTCAGCGCGTTGCACGACCGGCCTGTCCTCTACCTGTGTGACCGCTAGGACCATGTAGCCAAGGCGCCAGCCGTTGAGGTTGGCTAGTGCCCTCTGCGCATCATGGATGTTGGTGAACTTGACAAAGGCGTAGCCGCGGTTCTGCCCAGTGTAACGGTCCATGAGCATAGTGACCCGGCACTCGCCGTACTGCCGGAACAGCGCGCCAAGTTTCACTGCAGTCGTCTCGGGAGAGAAGTTGGCCACGTGGAGCGTAGACGTTCGCGCAATGAGGGTGGACAGCTTCTCCGCCGTGGGCAGCTGTGCATTGGGGAAGAGGCGTCTAGCTGCGGGCAGTGCAGCTGGGCCTGGCAGCTGCCAGCAGCGCTCGCGCAGTACCTGTGCACCGGTCGTCTCCATGTCGTGCAGCACCGTAGCGGGGGCGCGTGGCAGTGCAGCCTGGGCTGCAGTGGTGGTTGCAGTCTGGGACCCGTGCAGCCGGAGCACCGCAAAGCCGTCACAGGTTGCGCGGGTTAGGGTGTCGGTTGCGCGTGCCTCGAACTCGGCCAGGTTGTCCAGCTGGATGCGCAGGCTGGCAGCGTGCATCTTGGCCTTGTGGCACCTCGTGCGCTCTGCACTGGCGGCGGTAACCCGCTGCTCGCATACGGCGATCTCTGCGCGGCAGTAGCGCTCTGGAAAGCCGATGAAGTCAGCAAGGACCCTCTCCGCGGCGGCAAGGCGGGCCTGGCAGGCGAGAAGCGCCTCTGTGGCCGTCGTGCGCCTGCTAAGCGCCTGCTTCCACATGCGAAAGGCACTCTGCGAAGAGCCGTGCTTGGGTTGTGGACACTCGGTGTCTGCGACTAGCTGCGTCTCGTCCAGCGTGTCCCTTGCAGTCCGGAGCATAGCCAGTTGCGCAGAGCACCGTATGTCCCGCAACTCGGCCGTTTCCGCCAGGATGTCCGGTAGGAGGACATCGCGGTTGTGGAGCAGGGTGGCGGCGCACTGCTGGTAGGCAGTGTCCGCAGCAGCCCACTGCTCATCCGCGATCGGCTGCTGCTGGATCGCTGCGGCCAACTCAGCTGCCTTAGCCTCGCGGGACTGGCGAATCTCTGCCAGCTTCTGCGTGGACTCCGCAATCACAGCCGCGCGCGCAGCCTCCTCGTCATCCGCGGCCATCAGAGTGGCAACTGCGTGCGGCGCGGGCTTTACCGTGCTGGACTGGGGCATCCATGTAGGTAGGCGGCGGTGGGCGGTGTTGTTGTGGGCGGTGTTGTTGTGGGCGGTGGTGTCGTGGTCCTCGGGCGCAGCACCCTCTTGGTTGTCCTCCTCGAGGTCCTCCCCGGTATAGTCCTCCATCTGGGGGACCACGGCGGTTACGGCCTCCTCGGGAATGACTTCCTCGGGTGCTGCATCGTCATCAGACTCTGCGGGTCGCGGGCGCTGCCGCTTCTCCACGTCACCCCACCCACCGGCGCCCGCGCTCATGTCCATGCCACCCATAAGGCGGCCGGTCATGTGAAGCGTGGACTCACGGTGGATGTTGTAGTCGCGGAGGGTGCGCACGTCGTCCAGGTTAACCAGTCGAAACTGGTCAACGGGGACGCCGGTGCGCGCTGCCACCTGGTTCTTGACTTCCAGGACCGTCATGCACTCATTCACGTTTAGCGTGAGAGTGCCCTTGAAGGTCTTGACAAATAGCTGCCAGGTGGTGTGCGCAAAGTGATCACCCTCACTGGGGGGCAGGCGAAAGTCGCCTGAGTTCACGGAGCCGGGGGGTTGAATGATGAATGTTGTGGTTGGGTTGAATGATGGAGTAACGTGGTAAAGATCATTCTGGGTGCGAGGTACGTTAGCCTCTGGAGCACACCCAGGGGAATCGTGTCGGTTGGTGCGGGGCTAGCGCATCACCACTCACGGTCAAGTATAGCTGAAGTCAAGTCTAATGACTGCTGCGAGGGTCCCCGCGAGCATATGGTCAGCTGATTAACCATAGTAGATATGTTATGTTAGTGGTCTTTATCCACTGATGGCCAACGTAGGTTGGCGATCCATCTCGCAGCTCTAAACCGCTAAAGACTCGCATAAGTATCCCACCCAGATGCCAGAGCACCAAACCGAGTAATCTCAGGAATGGCTCTTGGTCACGAAGGATTTCGTACTAGAAATAGGTATGAGGTAAATCCCTCCATAGCATCGGTGTGCCATGACCAGTAAAAACTGGGTTAGAGTCATTGTTCCAACACAATGGCTGCATGTCGTTCTGCAGCGCCCACTCTGGGACTCCAAATGTCTTTAAGGGATCCTAGATATAAAATAATTTTCAATTTTTTATATTTGATATAATTAAGATATTTAATAATAAAAGAAACAAGATAATAAAAGAAAAAAAGAGAAAACAAGATAATTAATAAATTAATTTTTTTGTTTTTTGACAGCAGTTTTTCTAAACTACCAAAATAGAAACCTCTTATCGTTAGGTAACATTGTCGGGGCCTTTTTCGAAGGCCGAACTCTTGGTCTATTTATTTCCCTTGCACTGACCAGTGCAATTGACCTTTATCTAAGATCTAACTCTGGGGTCCACACCTTACCCAAACCGGCGGAAGAAGCTCTCGGGCACCTCCACCCCCACAGCCTTGTCCCACGCGCCGTCATCCTGCTCGACTGCAGCCTCAGCGCCGCCACCACCGCCACCAGCACAGGCAATCGCCTCAGCCTCAGCAGGTGCAGTGACGACCCTCTCCTCCGCCTGCTTGACCGAGATGATCATGCTGCGAAGGCGGTAGCCGTTGAGGTTCACAAGTGCCGCCTGTGCATCCTGGACGCGGTCGTAGGTGACAAAGGCGAAGCCACGGATCGCACTGGTGCGGCGGTCCCTGGGCAGCTTGACCCTGCAGTGCCCGTACGGGCGGAAGAGCGCGTGCAGATCCTCGTCGACGGTCTCGTCCGAGAGGTTGGACACGAAGAGTGCCTCCGTCTGCGCAGCACGGGCGCGGGCCTCCTCGTCCGTAAGCACGCGGGCGTTAGGGAAGAGGCACTTGCGAACGGGCTCGGGCGCTGCGGCCTCGGGAAGCTCGTGGCGCCAGCGGAGCAGCTCGGCGAAGGTAAGCACGCCGTCGCGCACAACCGTTGCGGTCGCGTGCGTGGGGGCAGCCACCACAGCCTCCTTGGTGGTGTACTTGGCCTCAATGGCTGCGCGCATCTTGGCCAGCGCGTCATGGTCCACGTCCGTCCAGCCGTCCACCTCCGCCATGGGAGGGTTAGCCTCGAGCGCGTGCAGCTCGTTCTCCTTGGCCTCGCGGGCGATGGAGGTGGCGGACCTGGGCTTGCCTAGCACGATCACGTCAAACCCGTCGTAGGTCGCGTGGTGCAGGTCGTCAGCTGCGCGCGCCTCATAGACGCGGAGGTTGTCCAGCTGAATGCGCAGGACGTCCGCACGAACCTTGGCCTCACGGCACTTGGCGCGCACTGCCCCCATTTTGGTGACCTCCTCCTCGCATGTGACGATCCGTGCGCGGATGTTGCGCTCGGGCTGGGCGATGAAGTCAACAAGTGCTGCCTGCGCGGTGGCAACGTCAGCCTGGCGACCGAGAATGGACTCAGTGGCCGCTGTGCGCCGTTTGAGCGCCTGCTTCCAAGCCGTGAAGAGCCTCTGTGCAGAGCCGTCTGCGGGCCTGGGCACCGAGGTCTCGGAGACCTGGCGCGTCTCGGCAAGTACGGCCTTTGCAGCGCGCAGACTTGCCAGTGGTGCAGCGCAGCGTACGTTGCGCGCCTCCTCCGTCTCTGCCAGGATCGCCGGAAGGCTGACCTCGCGAAGGCGGTGGAGCGTGTTGACGCGCTCCTGGTAGGCGGCGTCTACAGCGGTCCACTGCTCCTCAACGAGGCCCTGCTGCCCAGCGGCCGCGCCGAGCTCCGCCTCCAGGCGCTCGCGACTCTGGCGGATCCCCGCAAGGGCCTCCGTGCACTCGGCGATCTTGTCCTGGCGCTTTTCCTCGTCGTCAAACACGTCAGCCAGGTCGGCGGTCGTGATTGGCTTGGGCTTTGTCGTGCAGGACCGGGGCGCCCACGCGGGGGCGCGGCGCTGTGCAGTGCGGAACTCCTCAAAGTCGTCCTCCTCCTCCTCCGTCCAGCCACCACCGTGCTTGCGCTCCCAGGCGCGGTCCGCCTCTGCCGCCTCGCGCGCCTCCTCCTCTTGTGCCGCCTCCTCCTCCTCAAAGGTGGGCACATCGCTCCAATCGCGGTTCTTCTCCTCAGGAACCTCGAATTGCACCTTGAAGCTGGTGTTTGGTTGGCGCCTCGCCACACCCACGCGCCCATTGGCACGTGCAAAAAACGCCGTAAGCGCCCCACTCTTGCGAGTAGTAGATGAGTGCATAGTATTATCCATGCCAGCCATCGTACAAATCATTAATACAGCACTTATATTTATAAATTTTCAATTTTTTATAACATCATTATAAAACATCATTATAAGACATCATTATAAGACATCATTATAAGACATATAAACAAGAATATTAATAAATTAATTTTTTGTTTAGGTGCTCTTTATCTAAGGACGAACTCGCAAGACTACCGTTCTGATCAGTAGTGCCCTTTATCTAAGGACGAACTCGCTCGTGACGGACTTACTTGTGAAAGTTGCTCGGAACCCTATTCCAAATAGCCTCATGCTTCGTCCCGTCTTCGTCACCAGTAGCACGTTCAGCCGCATTCTTGACCGTAATGATCATGTGGTTCAAGGGAAACCCGTTGAGACCAGCAAGTGCGGCTTGTGCGTCCTGGATGCGTTCGAAGGTGATGAAGGCGAAGCCCTGTGACAGACCCGTACGATAGTTCCTCGGTAGTTTGACTCTGCACCGTCCGTACGGCCGAAAGAGACCCTGCAGGTCCTCGTGCGTCGTGTCAGGCGAGAGGTTTTCTACGAAGAGATCATGATTTGGCGCAACTCGAGTGCGAACTTCTTCCATCGTTGGCACACGGGCATTGGGGAAGAGAGTGCGACGAATCGGTTCCGGCGGTAAGGCTGGGCCGAGATTGTGGCGTGAACGGACCATTTCAGCAAAACTCGTCGTAGAGTCACGCATGACAGTCGCATTTCTTGGATCGGACACAAGTGCAAGTGTAGGTGCAATGACTTTGGCGTATCTAGCCTTGATCTCCGCACGCAGTACGTCTCGTGTCTCCGGATCGATGTTCGTCCGAGCTTCCAGTTCTGCAAGCTTGTTCTCGTACGCGATTGTTCTGGCCCTCGAAGAAGGAAAACTAATCGTCGTGAAACCGGCTTCCGTCTTTGCCTTTTCGAGATCCTCGATTGCGCGGCCGATGTGTGCTTCGTGATTTCTACGTTGAATGCGCAGATCTTCTACACCCATCTCGGCCTTGCGACACTTCGCAAGCGCAGCTACAGCCTCTTTGACGTCGACTTCACATGTTGCGATCCGTGCGCGGATGCTACGTTCGGGAAGACAGATGGAGTCAGCAAGGGCAGCCTGTTCGGTTGCGATGTTGGCCTGGCAAGCGGGTATCGCTTCCGTGGCAGCCGTGCGGCGTGTAAGTGCCTGCTTCCACGCCGCAAAAACCTTCTGTGCCGAGCCCTCTGCAGGCTTGGGCACTTTGGTCTCGGAGATGATTCGCGTCTCAGCTAGCTTGTTCTCGGCAGCCTGAAGGGCAGAGATTTGCTTGGCACAGCGAAAATTACGGGCCTCACTCGTCTCCAGAGTGACCTCTTCTAGTGTCTTGTGAAGAGCATCGAGACGAGTAACGAGTGTGTCGTAGGACTTCTTTGCTGCATCCGTCGCGACCGAGAGAGATTGTTGATCGAAAACTGTGTTCGATTCAACCCCCGTGTCGGCTCGCAGAGCAGCTAAGCGTTTCTCGCAGTCTCTGATCTCGGAAATACGGCGCTCGTACTCGGATTGAATGTGATAAACCTCAGTCTGTGAAATTGGTTTGGGCCAACTATCGATACAGTCTCGTGATTCTCGCGCTTCTAGCTCCTCGTCCGAGAGATGCTCATCGACAGATGTATAACTCGAATTATCGAATTCTTCCATTGTCGGGATTAATGTTGATGATGTGGATGATGACGTGAATGACGACATTGTTATGAAGTGTTGTGAAGTGTTGTAAAGTGATGTGAAAGGTGGAGTGTTGTGAAAGATAGAATGAGTGAAAATTGACCTAAACCATCCAGATGAATTAAAGGTACATTTATATAAAATAATTTTCAATTTTTCCTACCATCAATATAAAGATTAAACCTTCGTAAGATATAAAATTTATAAATATAAATTATTTATAATTTTTCTCAAAAATCTTAAGTTACTACTTTCAAGTCATCAAATATATTTATACCTGTCATTAGGGACATATATATAATATAAGGTGTTGTAAAGTATGTCTTGAATTTTTTCTTTGATTCATCTTCTAGTTCTTTTAAAAATGCATTTCTTTCTGATTGTAATTCTAATTTCTCCATAGCTTTATTCATATGTGCTTTCCAATCTGCAATTTCCTTTTCAATTGTCTTCATATACTTTGTTAAAAAATTATAAAATTTTAATTTCTCAGATTCCATATTATTTAAAATAAATGGAGGGCTTTTAATATCAGGAATATTTGGAGAACTTTTCATTGCTTCAATAAACCAATCTCTCATTATTTTAGTTACTCTTGGATCAGTTTCAATTAACTTACGATCGGCTTTTATTTCTTTTTCTAATTTTCGTTGTTCTTTTTTTGGCATTTTAAATTCTTGTATTTTTCGATCATTCATTGTCTTTCTTAGTTTTGCCTTTAATTCTTCTCGTTTTTGTTCTTTTGATTCCATAAATATATTAATATATATCTTTTTATATAAATTATTTTTTATCTAAATTATTGTATGTTCTTAACTATAGATAACAAAAATTATATAAAAAATATAATAAAAAATATATTGGATAATCTTAATATGATTGAATTTACTCTAATACATGATAAATGTTGTGACTTAATTGATTATATACATCTTAAATTTTTAATTAATCCAAATAATGATAATAAAAAAGATGAAGATTTCTTTAATCAATTAAAAAGAAATAATAATCGTGAGATTATTGCAATTCTATATTTATTATTACCATTTATTGAAGATTCAAATAATTATGAAAAATTTAGATTAATAAAAAATCTATCCGATATAACATTATTGAAAGATGGAGAAAAATATAGAATTACAAATTTTCAATATAGTCGAGGATACAATGATTCAAATAATAAATTTAAAGAATATGGTTTATCAATTAAAGATATTGAAATTAAAGTGGAATTATTGAAGCATACAATTGATAGACTACGAATGAAGATGTATGTAAATTGGATTAATGTTGTACCAGTCTTAATTGAGAAATATTATGAAACACAATTATATCAAAATAGTAAGAACTATTATTATTCAGCAGATATTACAAATAAAGAAGTTGCATTACCAATAGGTGAATACTATGATACAATCGTAAATGATTTATATTTTAATACATTAGAATTTAAATGGTTACTTTTTGAAAAGTATGAAAATAATAAATTGATTACATATATAGATATTCTTAATAAAATATATCCAGTTTATAATATTTTAAATAATAAGATTACTAGTAAGTGGTTATTATTAGATGACATAAATAAGAATTTATTTAAGAAGAATATTGATTTATTCTTTAATAAAGCAATTAATAAGGAATCATATGAAGGATTTTCTGGTAATTTAATTCATGATTTTTTTTTATATCTATTAACTTTTTTTGATACTAAATATAGATTTAAGAATGATATTGATGGGTATACAAAAGTATACGATATTAAAAATGATTCAGAAGACGTTAATGAAATTTTTAGTATACCAGATTATGTAATTAAAAGTCTATTTAAAAATTATCTAATTATTGATAAATTTCATTTATATGATTTTATTAGAAGTCAAATATTAAAATTAAATAGAAGCTGGTTTGGATATAAGATGTTTAATAATAATGAAATTCTACAATTAAATGAATATGAATATGTTCCAGTACAAAGAGATCTAAAACTTACACAACCGGCAGATCATTCAAAAAAACAACATAGATATCCAACAATTGATGAAACTATTCCTGGTTACATTGCAAAGAAAAATGTATCTTATAAAAACATCTATAATTATGCAAAATCATTATATCTATTAAATTCTATAACTATCAATAAATCTATTGAGTCTCATAAGAATATGGAAGAATATATAAAACTTTCAAATACTCCATATTATGATAATAAAAATATTCAACAAAAGGAAGAAATATATAATATGACAATTGGTTTTAGAGATCCAAATGCAGATAATTTAAAAGTTGTTGAAATAATTACAAAAAAATTTAACATTAGTCAAAATTTAAAAAAAAAATATATTGAATATAATTTACCAAATGATGTAATATTACAATTAAATGTTAGTATTACATCAAATATAAATGATATCATGTTACATATTGTTTTTGAATGTCTATGTAAAAAAGGTATACTATCTGAATATATAATAAGAGATGAGAAGTTTGAAAAAAATAAATTATTTATTATTGAAGAAAATAAAAAAGCATTTGGAAGACATATTAAAAAATATCAAGATGCATATTATTATATTAATGATGATAGATATAAAAATTTAAATAAAATAATAAATGAAAAAACTCTTAGAGAAGAAACATATTTTGATAGATTAGAAAGAAATTTAAAATGGTATACATTCTATGCAATGGATTGGGTAAGTCAGATAAACTTCTATAATCATTATATTAATCAGCGTATAGTAATGTTAACTGGAGGTACAGGAGTAGGTAAATCTACCCAAGTTCCAAAGTTATTATTATATGGATTAAAGGCTTTTGATAAAAAATTTGATGGTAAAATTATATGTACTCAACCAAGAATTGCACCTACTATAAATAATGCTGCAACAATATCTCGTGAACTTGGTGTAGACATACAAGAATATAATAAAATATATAAGAAAACAGTTAAAACAACTAATGGAATAATTCAATATAAATATGAAAAAGATGATCATATTGATGATGATATGGATTTCTTTTTAAGAATAGTTACAGATGGATCGCTATTAGTTGAATTAAAGAAGTATCCCTTATTAAAGCAAGAAGTACTTGAAAATAGATCTGGAAGTTCAATTGAAAATACAAAATTATTTACACAAAAAAATATTTATGATATAGTAATTGTTGATGAATCACATGAACATAATGCAAATATGGATTTAATCTTATCACTAGTTCGTGGAAGTTTATTTTTAAATAATCAAATAAAATTATATATTGTATCTGCAACTATGGATGCAGATGATCCAATATATCGTCAATATTATAGAACGATTAATGATAATTTAAAATATCCAGTTAATGATTTATATAATGAAAAAACAAAAACATTTGAACCTTTATTAGATCGAATAGTTATAGATCGAAGAATGCATATTTCACCTCCTGGTGAAACAACACAATATAGAATTAGTGAAATATATAATGACATTGATTACAGTCCAAGTCAAGAGTTAGATGCATATAAATTAGCAATAAAATATGCACAAGAAATATGTATTAATAATGTTCCATCTGCAAATAGTGATATATTATTATTTTGTACAACATCAAATAAAATTATCAAATTAGTTGATGAATTAAATAATGTATTACCTCTTAATACTATTGCAATTCCATTTTATAAAGATTTACCAGAGGAAACAAAAAATTTAATAGTTACAAATTTACATCAAATAAAGAAAACATTCAGATTTGAACGAAAATATATTCACGATGTTTTAAATTTAAAAATAAAACCAGAAAGTATTAATTCTTCTTATAAATATGATAGAGTATTGATAGTTAGTACAAATATTGCTGAAGCATCAATTACGATTGATTCATTAAAATATGTTATTGATACTGGATTTAACTTAGATGTATCTTACAATTATTCTTCTGATACTACTAATTTAGAAATAATAAAAATTTCAGAAGCGTCAAGATTACAAAGAAAAGGCCGTGTTGGAAGAGTTGGAGATGGATCTGTATATTATACATATAAAAAAAATAGTCGTTTAAATATAATGCCTACATACAACATATGTAAAATTAATTTTGGAAATTCATTTTTAGAATTATTAGAAGAAAATGCAGAATTACCAATATACACTCATCTATATTATCCATATATTAATATTATTGAAAATGATATATATTCAAGTGTACATTCTTTAGATATTATACATAGTAAAGAATTAGAAAATGATCCACTTAATAATTTAATTAAAGAATTATTTAAAAGATTTATAATAAGTCAATATATTACTACAAAATATATATCATCAAATTTAATTTATACTGTTTCACTAGATAATATAAGTGTTCTAACAGAATCAAACTATCGTGATATAATTCCATTTCACCGTACTGGCATAAACTGCAATCAATTGGTTGATTATAATTTAGGATTCTATTTAATACATCCATTCGAATATAACATATTAAAGTATAGAGATAAAAATACTAGATTATTTAAATCAGACACTAATACAGGTGTAAATAATAGTAACACAAGTAAGACAATTAATGAAATGATAACTAATAAATTGATTACACCATTAATTAATAATTTATATGTTTATCAAGATAAAAATAAACAAAATAGAAAGATTAAAATAGTTGAAAAATTGTTATTACTTAGACAAAAAACTGATAAATTAATGGAGCTAAATTTATTGTATCCAATTATTGCTGGATATAAATTAGGTATCTTTGAGAATGTATTATTTATTGCATATTGTTTAACCTTAACAAAGTTTAATTTAATGTCAATTGTTGATAATATTGAAGTATTTACTAAATTCTTTATAAGTAAAGAATCTGATTTACTCATTATAAATAAAATTTTTGAATTATTTAAAACCACTTATGGACATATATTATTTGGTGTAGATACAACTACATACATTAATAATAAACAAAATGATTTTAAAAAAAATTATTATTATTTTATAAATCAAAACTATTATAACCTTAATAATTCTCAATATGATGATATAATTAAGATGATAATGAAAAATGATGATATTGAAACCCACTTTGAACGACTAAATGAAAAACCTATTCCTCAAGATATTCCAGATTATGTTGAACGTGAAATTAAAAATTGGTGTAAAATGTATGGTATTAATTTTAGGAGTTTCTTTAATTTAATAAAGACATATAGGGAACAATATTATTTATTCATATATTATCTTAATAATAAAAAAGAAAATAGGAAATATACTGAATATATTGATAAGAGTCTAATAGAAAGTGAACTAAGTGTCGAAAAAAATATTATCAAATCATTTTTATATGGTAATATAAATAATATTTATATATATGACAAAGGTATGTATTCAAATTTTAGAACATATGGATTAAATTATATTTATAAAAGGAATACATTCTATAAAAAGTGGATTAGTGAAGTAAATGATACACATTTTATATTAGTTTTAAATAAAGAAAATGAAATAAAAATTGAACAAACAAATGAACAAGATAATATAAAAATTAAAATGGATGATGAGCAGGAAACAGATAATGGTACTATAATATTAAATATGTTAAGTTCTATTACTAGCCGAATGTACTCTAAAATTGTTTATTTTAGAGATAATCCAACTAGTAAAGATTATTATCAATTAGATGATATAAATCATAATTTTATATGTAATAATCCAGTAAATATAGATCATAATAAGCATCCACTCGATCCTAAATTTAATGAATATATTAATATATTACAATCATCTATGAAAGAATATATTGATAGAAATTGCTAGAAATCATTCGGAGTTGTTCGGATCTATTAAAGGTTATAGGAAAAATTGATTTATTTATATATTATACATATTAATTCTTATGTATAATAGATATGAAGATATTACAGTTAGTAATAGAAACTAATGAAAATTATCAAGAGACTTCATTATTCACTTGGTTACCAAAGTCTTCAACAAACGTAGTTGTACGATATGATGCAATTCCTATTAAATATCTTGATAAACAATATATTATTACTTTAGCATTTCCACATAAATACAACTTTATTCACCTTGAAAATACTTATGAGTCATCATCTGAACAAACAGTCTCTCAAAATAATCCAGAGATTCTTAAGGTAAACTTAATTCATTCATCGAATGAATTAAATCTTGCTATTTATTCTTGTGATAAATACAATGATTTTTCATATACAATAAATGATCTAAAATATAAAATTCCATCAAATAAATTTAATGATTATTACTTTAGGAATAATGATAAATTAATCTCTATTGAACATATTGATTATTATTTTACAAATCTAGATGCCCTAAATCTTCCACCACTTGCTTATTTAAAATGTCAATCTGATCCAACCTTTATTGGTTCTGTTCTATTTAATCTTTCTAATCAGTCAATCTATGGAATTCTACTAACAACAACAGATCATCATATTGTAATACCTTCAATTTCAATTAAACGATTGCTTGACGGTATTAATACAGGATTTCAATATTCTAATTTTTTATGTGATTATAAATTATTTAATAATTTAATTCAAAATGGAATTAAAATTATTAATTCTCAATATTCAAATTTGCATAAAAATGATGTGGTATTAGATATTAATAATAATATGATTATTCGTGGAAATATTAGATATCCAAAGATTAATGAATGGGTGCCAATTGAAGTATATATGTGGTATGAATGGCTACCAAACTCAACAATAAAATTGAATATGTATAATAATATTGAACTTTTGCTTCCATTTATAAATTATAATAAGATCATGGCTATACCAAACTATACGAATAATTATATTGATAAACTTAATTCTACTACAAAACTAATTCAAATTTCATTTCAACTACTTAAATATTTCTATAATAATAATGTAATTTTACGAAATAATGTATTAGATGAATATTTATTGAATCCGTATAATTTAAACACTACTGAACATAAACAATTATATATTGAACTAGATGAAAAATTACTTACAAAAAAATATTTAGAACCAACAGAATATACTGATTTTTCTATTATAAATAATATTTAATATAATTTCTTTTATAAAAATAATATTTATTAATTATATATGAGTAATAAACACGCAAATATTGATCCAATGACATGGGGACCTAAAGCATGGTTTTTTATAGATACTGCTATAACAGCATATCCATTAGATCCTTCTAATGAAGATATTAGAGGTTTTAAAAGTTTTCTTACATCATTAAAATATGTATTACCATGTGAGAAATGTAGAAAACACTATAGTGAATATCTTGAAAAAAATCCATTAAATTCAAACGTCTTAAGTTCTAGAGATTTGCTTGTAGAATGGATTTTAAAATGTCATAATAATATAAGACAAATACAAAATAAATCCGAGATTACACTTGATGATTTCTATGATTATTATATACAAGAAAATAATCTTGATGTTAAAAAAAATACAAAAAATAAAAACAAGAAAGTAGAAAAGATGACTGATATAATTGAACCATTTTATATACCTAGTTATGTTTCATTAATGGCATTAATTTGTATTTTTATTGCTATGATTTTACTAGTTATGGTTAAGTATAAACACTATTAATAAATCAATTAATAAATCAACGAGTCAACGAGTCAACCAGTTAATTTCTTTAAATAAAATTGATATATTTATATATTATATATAACTACATTACATTATATATAAATTATAGAATGAATACTAATAATTTCAAATCAAAATGGATGAAACGTACTCCCCCTACAGAAGGAGAACGCTTACAAATAGAAAAAGAAAACTTGCAGAAACTAAGAGATGATTTTGCAGAGATACTTATTAATGTATGTCCTAAAAGAACTCCAGATAATTATTATGAAAGTCTATCTACAGAAGTTAAAGATAATATGCATTATATAGATGAATTTATTGAAAGAGATAATATTCGATTAAGAGATCAATATCTTACAAATGAAATTAAAAGACTTGAAAAACTTATAACAACTCCAGATATTAATTATGCAGAAGAAATTAAAAAGTATAAGCAACAAATTAAAGATAATGAGAAAAAGATTAATTTTCTATTAGACCAGATACCAATATTATCGGAAGAATTAAATCAAATTAAAATAAATAAGCCATATGTTGTAAAAAGTAAACAATTTGATACTCCCGAAGAAATTCAAATCAAAGAAAATATATCATCGATACCACATGAGAAAAATAAACTAGAAGAAACAAATGAAAGACTTCTTAATAGTATTATTGAATATGAATCATTAAAAGAATCTTATGATGCTATATGTATTACTAATAATTCACAAATTGAATATATTCGAAAGAATTGGAATAAGTATTCAATTGATGGATGTCTTATTGTTTTACCTAGAGATTAGTTTGAGTGATTATTTATTAATAAGAATTGTTCTGTCATTTCATTCCCACCAATTTTTATTAATGCTAAATTCAAAGAATTTAGCATTAATAAAAATTGAAATTATAAATTGTTTTTCCTTTATTATAAAATATAATACTAATATATACTAAAAATGCAACCGAATAAAATAATTCGAGCAATTAATCAATTGAATTATCGTACTGTAGTTAGTTTTAACTTTGATAAAGTTACTAATCAACAATTTTGGGATAAGCGAATCCTAAAACTATATAATCTTATTATGACAATAAAAATTGATCCAATTTTTATAGGTCTTCGAATTAATATAAATGATGATGATGAATTTATGTTAAAACTAAATGTAATGGAAATTGATTTTCAAAAAATGAAATCATTTTATGAAACAGTAAAAAAATTTGGAGATATAATTTCATTTTATTATGAATACAAAGAAAAAGTATTTCATCTGTATGGAATTGATTCGTTGACTATTTTTATCAATAAACTTGGAATTGAGATTATACCAAATTCATTCATTCAAGCAAATCATGAAATGGGTAATATTCTGTATTCAACAATAAATACACGTGTAGATCCTAATGAAAAACTAATTGTATATGGTCGAAATAGTTTTCATATTGCATTAGGACTTCATACAAAGTTTAAGCAAATTACATGTATTAATCCATGCGAAATTGCATATAATGATGGATTAAAATTAATAAAAACCCATAAGTTAAATTGGAATACAATTCTTTCAAAGGAAGCTCTCGTTACTTCAATTAATGAATCAGATGATAATACTACAATTGTGATGAGTCCAGGCCGTAGTGGATATGCTTACTTTGATAAGATTAATCTTACACAACTAAAAAAGAAACAGGTATTGTATATTACTTGTAATGAACAATCTTTAAAAAATGATATTAAAGATAGTTTTATTATAAAAAACAATATTATGATTGAATTATTTCCAGGAACTCAATTTAATGAACATATTATAGAACTTGAATCATTATAAATTTTTATTTACTTTCTAAAATTTTATTTATTTTTTAAAATTATTATTTTCTAGACCAAGGCCAAATACTTTTTCCTTCTGTTTTTACAACTACTTCATTAACAATAGTTGCACCTCTTGTTACATCATCTGCAGTACTAATAACTGTTACTAATTTTTGATCATTTACTTTTTTCATACAATTAGTCCAATTAAAAGGTAAACAATTGGACTTAACTGAAGAGATTACATCCATTACATTTATATTTGTTTCGAGTAGATTTAATGATATATCAACCATTTCAAATATTTTTTTTTTATCATTTACTTGTACTAATTCAAGTTCAACTATGGAATGAATTAAAAATTTAATAAATTCAATTACATCTTTTTGTGTAATACCTTTGAATGTATCTAATTTACTGAATTCTGTATTATATAAGGTAGTAATTAATAATACTAACTTTGGAATATCATTATAATTCAATACACCATCACTTACAATATCTTCTAAAGTTTTAGAAATTAATACAAGAGACTTTGGTGAGTTTTCAATTATTAATTTTATAATATTTAGCACACTATCTTTAATCTCAAAAGATAATCTAATTTTTAATTCATTTAGTTTTTGTCTTACATCAAAGATATCAGATAAAAATTTTTTAATATCATATTTACTTTGAGTTACCTTTTCATTGGTATCCTTGGATGTTTCATTTGTAGGTTGACTAATTACTGTACTTATCGCACCTGATGTAGGATCAGTATCTCTTATGTTAAGAGACTCGACATTAACTGCCTGATTTGGAAGACTATCATCAATACTTAAGTTTTTTGATTCAACTATTGTTTTCATTATTATAAATAAAATATAATTATATTTCTATATTATATAATGTTATTAATTATTTTATATATTTTATGTTTATTTTTATTTTATCTTTTTATTGCTCCCTTAAAGAAGGAAGCAAAGGATACAAGAATTAGAAATTTAACTAAACAAATAACTAGCCAAATTGGACAAGCTGGACCAAATAGAGAAAAATTTATAGATACACTTGAAATTAAAAATTATGGTGCAGGATTTATGATTCCAGAACCTGCATATAAAGTAGATACAAATATGGCAGATCGTTTTGGATTTAATATGCATTCACTAATTAAAGAATCTAAAGCAAAAAATACATATCAATTATTTAATGAAGTTACAAATGATAATTATGCATTAGTTAATAATTTAAATAATATAGTTCCAAATAATTCATCTAAGAAGGCATTATATCAAACACATTATTATGATCCCAAGACTGAAAGAAGATATCAATTTGATACTGGTTTACCAAATGCAGGATATAAAGTAATGAAACATCCAAAGATGCCAAAAGAAGAGAAAAGAGAAAAAAAGAAAGAAAAGAAACAAGTGAAACAAGTGAAACAAGTGAAAGAAAAGAAACAAGTGAAAGATCAAAATTTCTTTAAATTAGTTAGTTCTTTAAGAAAAGTAAGTCCCAAAGATACTGTAAAAGTAAGTCCTAAATCTAGTCCTAAATCTAGTCCTAAATCAACTCCTAAATCAAGATCTAAGTCTAAAGTTAAAATTGGTCCTGCTGATACAATTGCTTATTTAATGAATCAATTTAGAAAATAAAAATTGATTTATAAATATATAAATACAAAACAATAAGAATATTATTAAGATGAACGTAAATACTTCTAATGTTCTTAATTTAGGTTATTTCAAATCTAAATTAATAACCGATGTTACACTTAAAAATTATATCATTAATTTAATCTATTCTAATGTTAATGTGTATAATTTTAGGTACAAAATTATTGATTCTGAAGATATATTAGATACAATTAATAAGAATAAAGAAAATTTTTATGTAATTCCACATTTTCAGGGATATAACTTTTATTTAATCTTTACAAAGTTTAATGATTTAAACATATGTGTATTAGTTGATAAAAAAAATATAAAATATAAGAAGGAACAGATTAATTTTAGAGATATAAATATGTATCAAATGAATGTAAAATGTAATCCGTCTATATTTAAGAATACATTAATTGAAGGACGCATTATTCGTAAAAATGAAGATAATATATTTCTAATTCATGATTGTTATATGTTGGAAAATGAAAAACTATTAACTGAACGAATGCAATCAAAATTAGAATCTCTTGATAAATATATTACCGATAAATTTTATGATCATAATATGAAGTTAAATGTAATTAAATTATATTCAATTGATCAAATTAATGCAGTTGCTGAAAAAATGAAGACAACTGAATATATTATTAATGGATTTATATTCTTACCATCTAGAAGTGGTATGAATTATATATATGTAAATAATCATGAAGTCGAAGCATTAAAGAATGAATTACCAAAAACTGATGTTAAAAACGATAAAGATACTTTTATAATTAAGAAAACTTTAATGAAAGAAGTATTTGATGTAATTGATATTGAATCAGAAAAAAGATTAGGTATCTGTTATATATCTACTATAGTTCAGAGTCATAATATGAGACAATTGTTTAAAGATAAAATTTATCATAAAATGAAATGTCGATTTAATGAAAAATTTAAGAAATATGAACCATTAGAGTTGGTTAGTTAATTTATATTTTTGTCAATATTTCTAATATTTATGTTTGTAATCCATATATTATAATTCCTTATAATATATAGATATATATATATTATGGATCATAAAAAAAAGTACTTAAAATATAAACATAAATTAATTTTAATTATATATCACCATATTCTAAAAAAATAATATCATACAACTGACATTATCTGAACTACCTCTTTCAATTGCTTTAGTTGCTATTTTTTTAGCAATATTATTTTTTAAACTATTAGTGCCTATATTATATTTATAGTCATTTTTCATTTCATTTAATACAAAATTTACTGCTCCTTGATTATCAAATACATCCCATAGTCCATCGCATCCAACTATTAAAAACTTATCTAAAGGATCTATTTCATAGTCAAATATTTCAGGAGAATGCGATACATATGGTTTAGTATCAATATCTCCAACTGATCTAGATACAGATAATCCACCAATTCTAGGATCATCATTTGGTAATTGAGTTATGATACCCCCTATTGCAGTAATACGATCAAATTCCTCTAATGAATTTGGTTTATGGTCTTTTGTTAATGGAATACCAATATTATATTTACTGCATAATACTGCACGACAATCTCCAATATTAATTACTTGTAGTCTCTTTCTATTTGTCGTCGATTTATAAAGTTGAGCAATTAAAGCAGTTGATCCCATCATTTTAGATTCTTTAATTTCATTTCTAATTTTTTCTTGAATAAAATCGAATAATTTTTTAATATATTTATGATATTTTGTAGAATTTAATTTTATATCTGTTGGAACAATTGATTTATCATAAAAATATGGTGGAAGTTTTTCACTTAAATATTTACTAACTAATGGTCCGCCATGTCCATCAAAAATTCCTAATAAGTTTATATTTCTCTTGTTTTTATCATTATTATCAAGATTTAATAAAAAGAATTCAGCATCTTCATTTGTTGGTCTTAGACCTACTAAACTAATTGTATGCAAGTACATATATATTTATATATATAATAAATCTTATATATAATATATAATATATGAGTAAAGAAATTGAATTAAGATTTTTTTCATTTGATCGTAAAATATTAAATGAAAGGATTAAAGAATATGGTGGTGTTAAAAAAGGAATGTATCATTTTAAAGTTGTTAATTTTTATCCGCCTGCTCCGTACAATACTTTAAGAGTAAGAGATGAGGGCCATCGAATAACTTTTACCATTAAAGAAAAACAAACAGAAAAACAAACAGAAAAACAAACAGAAAAACAAACAGGTAACATAAGATCATATGATATAGAAAATGAAGTTAATATATCAAATTATCAAGAGATGAGAATAATGTTAAATAAAATAGGATTCAAAGAAAATTATTCATTAGAAAAAATTAGAGAAATATATAATATTGGTGAATCTGAATTAGTATTTGATCATTATCCAGGATTACCTAGTTATATAGAAATTGAATCTCCAACTGAAGAAGAATTATTTGGTCTCGCAAAAAAGTTAGGATTGGTATTAGGAGAAAAACAAATGGATGCAGGCGATTTATACTTAGAAATATATGGAATTACTAAAGTAAGACCGATAAATATACCTTTAAATTTTGATAGTGTACATGATTTAATGAAGCAGTATATAACTAAAAATGAAGAAGAAATGTTAGTAATTATTGAAGGTCAGAAAAAATTACTTGAAAAAGTAGATAATAGATAGATAATAGATAGATAATAAATATAATAAAATATAAATATTATTAAATTTATATATTATATTTTATAATATATAATATATATACACAATATATGAGTAAGGAAATTGAAAGAAGATTTTTTAATTTTGATAGACTAGAAATAGAAAGAAGATTAAAAGAATTTAATGCGATTAAAAAAGGAATATTTTTCTTTAAGATAATACAATACGAGCGTAATGCACCAATAAAAAGAATAAGACTAAGAGATGAAGGATTCCGTGTAACATTTACAATCAAAGAACAAACAGATGATTACGATCTAGAAAATGAAGTAATTGTTAGTGATTTTAAAGAGATGCGTATTATGTTAAAAAAAATAGGTTTAAAAGAAAAATTTATAAATGAAAAGGTAAGAGAAATTTATAAAATTGGTGAAGCTGAATTAATATTTGATCACTATCCTGGTTTACCCGGATATATTGAAATAGAAGCACCAACAGAAGATGAATTATTTAAATTAGCAGAAGATTTTGGATTAGATTTAACTGAAGGACATAAAGATTTTTCAATAATGTATAAAGAAATATATAAAACTGATCAAGATATACAAAATATAACATTTGATAATGTAATTGAAAAAGTGAAACCATTTATAAAAGAAAATATGGATATATTTGAAAAGATTGTAGAAGGGCATAAAAAATTAGTTGATAAAGCAAGTTAAACTTCTACGTAGTATTAATTATATTATGCATAAATAAAATATATTTTATTTATATATAATAAAAATATAAAATAATTCTTAATCTTACATAAATTTCCCATCAAATTCCTCTTTAGTAACTATTTCAATTCCTAGATCTTTAGCTTTAACAACTTTACTATTTGATCCTTCATCTGCTTCTTTTTTAGTTGTAATTAAATAAGATGTATTTTTAGAGACACTGCTACTTAGTTCTCCTCCATTTTCAGTAATAAATTCTTCCCATTCTTTATTTCTAAAACCAGAGAATACAAATTTCTTACCTTTAAATTTATCAGACACTTCTTTTACCTCTGAATTATCAATAATATTCTTTTGATATTTTTTAGGAATCTTTTCAAAAACTTTTATAAATTCATGAATATATTCACTAAATTGTTTAGAAGTAATTTCATCAAATCCGTCTATTTTGATGACTTCTTTACTAATTTCATCTTTAGTATGATCTTTCATAAATTTAATAAAATTATTATTATATTGTTTCCATATTTTTTCTAACCTTTTGTGTCCAAAATTATGACCAAAAATATTAGTAGCATTCATAAATTGTATAAGAGTCGCATTTTCCATAGCAGTTTGAATATTATCATATATCTTATTGACTAGTTTATCTTTGAATCCATCTAATTTTAGTAGATCCGCTTTACTAATATTTATAATCTTGAAGATATCATCAATATCATTTTCAACAAAATTTTTAATTAATCCTTCACTTAAATTTGCAATATCCATCTTATCTGCAAAAAATGTTAATTCTTTTATAATTTGATTATCAGTCTTATCACCAACTGCAATTAGATCTACTTCAGTTTCATTCCATTCATATTCTACATCTGGCATTTTAACTTTTGCAGTCTTTAGAACTTCTAAAACATGTGGAATTACATCACCAGATCTAATAATTTTTACAACTGATCCTGGTCCAATTTTGTTATCAATAATATATTTTGCATTAAATGCAGTTGCATTAGATATTACTACTCCTGATAATTTAGTTGGTTCTAGGATTAGTTTAGGTTTAATATAACCATCTTTTGAAATGTTCCATTCTACATCTTTTACAACTACATCTGCAGTTAATTTTTCAGAAGCATCTTTAAATGCAAATGCAAACTCTGGATTACCTTCATAATTTACTTCATTTAGATTATCATCCATAATAATAATTCCATCAACTTCATATGTAGAACTCTCACGACGATCAATTAATATTTCATCTAACATTTCAAAATCAAGATCTTTTTTATCTAAGATCTCATTATAAACTGTATTAATTTTGTTTTTTTCGAGATATTTAATTTGTTCTGACATCTTCATACGTGGTTCCATAATTTCATAAACTACAAAATCAATATCTTTCATTATATTTGTATTAATAGATTTAGAATTAACTAGTCCTGATACCATATTACGTGCATTACTGAATTCTTTTTCATATTTTAACCATTTTTTCTTTGAAATAATAATTTCACCCCGTATAACAATATCTTCCTTAAGTTTGGATATTTTTTTTAGATCTGGTACAGTATTAATTAAATATGTAATATCTTGACCGACTGTACCATTACCTCTAGTATAGAACTTTGTTTCATTACCTTCTTTAACAAAAAGACCAGATATACCATCAAGTTTGTCCATAATTACATAATCAAATTTATTAAATTTCTTAGACCATTTATTTAATTTGTCTAATTCAGATGTCTTTAATTTATCCATACTACCCATATAATATGGTAATTCTACTTTATTCTTAGTCGCTTCAAATCCAACTTTCTTAAAGAATTCATTTTTAGGATCTCTTTTTTTAATTTCATCATAAAGTTCATCAAATAATTTATCACTTATAACACTTTCTCCTGCATGATATTGATTTGCACTATATGTTGCAAATTCAATTAAAATAATTGTAGATTGAGTATCAATAAACTTATTGTGATCTTTTAAAAAATCTTTTAAATATTTGCTCATTTATGATATTATAAGTATATTAGTATATATTTATATTGTCATAATTTCATTTTTTTTATTCTTCTTGAATTTCAATTTCGTAATATTCTAGAAAATCCATAAAGGTTGCATTAGGTAAAAAAGCAAATCTTCTTTTCTTTTTTATTTTTTTAACTGCATCCTTTAGATTTAAATCTTTATATTTCATTAAATAACATGCAACTACTAGAGCACTTCTTTGTTGTCCCATATGACAATGTACTAGAACTCCTTCATTTGATGTTAAATATATATGTATAATTTCTAGAATTTTATCAATATTAGCTGTAATAATTATATTATTTTCAGGTGAATTAAAATCAGTTATATTTAATCGAATTAATTGTAGTTCGTCTGGTATTGGATATTCATAAGTTTTTGTACAATTTACAATTAACTTTATATTATTATCATTAATAAAATCATTATCAACTGCTGATTGATGATTACCTATATATAAATTATCTATTATTTTATTATATTTGTCAGTTATATTTAATAACTTCATATAGTATATTTATATATTATTATATTATTATAATATTTTATAAACGAAGAGGAATGAAAAATAAAAGAATTAATAAATTAATTTTTTTATTTTTTGACGCAGATGACCCTGATGCGAATGGGGAATAGTTTGATAGGGCATCTTTTTTTCTCCCACACCAATCACTACTATTCAAGCGTACATTCAATTTACCTACCCTTGCGGGGAACTTGCGTTCACGGAAAACTTTGTGTACTAAGGCAACAAACAACTTCCTAGAAGTCACGGACAATCCGTTAGCCGTTCGCTATCTTTGATTTGCCATAATTAGGCCCCTCAACCAAGACGCTCGCACCGAGTTCAACATCTGACTAAACTCACCACATAACACATCCATATTGTGTGTGTAGCACAGGTCTACGCCTGTTTGCCGATCGACCACGTCATGGTCTCGCACTTACATTATTTATTTTAGGGGATACTACGCCCCTCGGTAAGGTTGTAAAACCTCTTTAAGCAAGGCATTTAATCCTTACTACATCGACCGTTAAACGATGGTAACTTTGTCATGTTGACTGGCTTTTCAAAAGTTACAAATTTCACATACCTCCAGCGACTTCATGAACGGGGGTCCAAGAGTCATCATGTCAGTACACGGTGTGCCCGTTAGTTCTCGTAGTAGAACCTGGTTGGGAAATCCTGTGTCATATAACAGATTCTCTAGTCAAGATATCCTTTGGATACTCTCAAGATGACTGCTTCTGACCATAACCGGTGACTCCTGTGTGAGATCACGCCCAAATATCCTTAATAGAGCATTTATCTAAAAATATTTTCAATTTTTTTTATTTTAATAGTTTACATGTTGACTAATTGACAAGTTAATTAAAAACAATTTATACATGAAAAATAAACGAATTAATAAATTAATTTTTTTATTTTTTAATGCAGCTGACCCTGATGCAAGTGGGAAATAGTTTGATTAGGTTTCTTTAACCTGCCAAATCACTACTATTCGAAGCGTACTTCAACCAACCTACCCGTGAGGGGAACTTTCGTTCGCGGGTGACATTCATACTAAAGACATAACAACTTCCTCGAAGTCACGGATCCTCCGTTAGCCGTTCGCTGAAATTACATTCAAAACTAATTTAGCTCGCACCGAGTTCAACATCTAACAAACTCACCACTCCAACGTGGCACAGGTCTACGCCTGTTTGCCGATCGACCACGTCATGGTCTCGCACTTACATTATTTATTT